CTGAACGCCGGCTCACCATTGAAAAGGATCTGGTTGTTCTGGACCTCGAACCCGGTTAGCTCCATCGCCTCGATCTGCTGCTTAAGCAGAGAGTGAACAGAGTCATCGATAGAGTTCATGTACTCACGGTAGGCTGCTATCTTGGAGCCCTTTGTCTGGGCTGCCATTAGCATTAGCGCAGCGACCGAAAAGCTCTTCCCACTCCCCCTTCCACCGTATAGCACGTTGAATCGGCGAGGAGACTCTAGAAAGGGTAGAAGCTTATCCGGTAGCTGTAGGCTTGGCACTTAGTGTTTAGTCCCAGATGTCCGACATCATGTCTTCAACCATCCTTTGGTTGTAAGGCTCCTCGGCCCATACGTTGTAACACTTCCTGAACATGTCGTAAGCCAGAGGGACGCTCTCTTTCAGGTCTTGAAGGAAGTATTCAAACTCTAATAGGTGATAGAACAGGCCATACTCTGCCGACTCTGAGTCCTGCTCGCTTAGCCATGAGTCATCACCTTGCTTGAGGTCTCTCATGCACCTGTGTGCCTGGGTTAACTTTAGCGTCAGGTGCTCGGGCAGGTTTGTATCGTGGTGCTTATTAACCGCATCTGCAAACGTCGTTTCCATCATATTCATTCTCCAGTTTGTATTTAAGTTTAGTTGCGTACTCGGTTAACCAAACATCCCCACCCATTCAGTTCAGTTTAATTCGCCTCATACGACTAGCCGTCTCGTGGCTTATTCGGTGCGCTCACACAAAGAGGAGGTCAAAGACGTGAATAACGCCCTATGACTAGAAAATTATGCGCGCACTGTGGCTGTTTTTACAGAACCTTATAACTATGCCCACCGGCCACTGGGGCTTCCCGCACAAAGTTATTATTTATTCTTATCGAGCTCGGCTTTCATTTCCTTTACGGACTGAAGTAATTTATTGCCAAGCTCTTCATTAGCTTCTGGCTCTTTAGCCTTGCCGAATATCTTGTCGTAGTTATCAAGATATTTGTTCACGTTATACTTTCTGGGCCGTGAGCCCTTGCCGCCTTCCCAGGGTCCTGTACTCATGTTTAATCTCCACAAAAGCAAGGTATGCTTTCATCTATCCCTAAATCAAACGAGCCTTGCGTGGAAGCAATTATCTTCATTTGCTCGTAACTAGGCTGGTCAGATCTAAAGTATGCACCCTTTCCCACCTGAGCCGAAAGAGAATTCTCAGCATCTGCCCACCAATCTGCAAGGTCTGGCCTCTCCCTTATAATGGCCATCTTCTTCGACTGGCCTTTTAAAAAACACAGATCGCAATTACCCCAATCTGTTGTCCCGTTATTATTAGGTAAGTTAAGATCAAAGTCGTTAGTTGACCAGAAATCGTAAATGTCTTCCTTTGTCACCCCTTCTAACCACAACGGAAGATAGCACTCTTGCCCTGACTCTATCTTGCCGTGCATCTTGGCGGCTCTGCGCTCTTCGTCCGCCCTGATTCCAATATAAGAAACAAAAGGCGTCTCCCAGCCAAGCGTCTCAATATACTCTCTAATAGCCCTGATCTTCAAATCAACCGTGCAGAACCTTGCTACCGGATTGGGAGCATATCGCTTAACCTTCAAAAGCTGATTAAACGGCTCACCATTACGCGCAGCGGTCTCATAGCTGACCTGCTTGGTCTCGTAGACATACTTATTCTTATGCCCCTCTGGTGCTGTCTGTGCGTATCTTTCAAGCCAGACAATATCAATTCCCCATCTAGCGGCGCATTCATTAACGAAGTCTAAGGTCTCTGGCATCTCCTTGCCAGTGTTAGAAAAACAGATCTTTATGTTATCTGGTATTCTTCCATCGTAAGCCTCTAGCACCTTATGCAGCATGAAAGCACTGGTTCTGCCGCCAGAGAAGGATATAACTGTATTCTCCTCTGTTCGGTATAAAGACGAATTACTCATGGCTTCACCACCGTTACCTTCCAGTTCAGTTCACCCCCATCGGTTCCAGAGATCTCTGTCTTGGTCTTCTCGGACCATCCAGCCTGGTGTGACAGGTAGAACTTCATTGCATTGACATCACCGTCGTGTGCCTTAACGACCAGGTTGTTAGCCACATCCATAATAGCTAATGCCTTACCCCGGTTGTAGGCAGTACGAACTTCTGGCTGCCTTTCCATTATCTTTCGTAAGGTCTTGTCTGTAAAGCCAAAATAATCACTTATCTGAGCCTGGGTCAATACTGCTGCCATCTGCTCCACGCGCTTTACGTCTTCCTCGCTTAGTACGATTACGGGCGGTCCGCCCAGCTCTGTGGTCATGTGTAATAATCCTCTTAAATGACCTAGATTTAGTCTTGTCGGGTAAATCCTTAAACATTATACCCCATACGGCCTTACATCCATACATAGGTCAACCTGGTCAATACCTTTAGCCTTGCGCTGATCCCGTCTGGCTAGTGCTAATTGTAGTCCTGTGCGATCTCCGTACTTCAACCGCTCACCTCTCTCCTCCGCAGCCTGTGCGATTAGTATGAGGGTGTCGTCCTGCATCTGGGTCTTCTTCAGCATCCAGTTGGGGTCTCGCACGAACTCTCTCTTCTCGTCAAACAACAGATCCATGCTGAGGTTAAGCGAATCCATGATCTCCTTAGCAGAGGCGCCACAGGCGAAGCAGTGTAGGAGGACCTTACCTTCCTTGTGGGTGAGCTTAAGAGCTGAGTGATTATCTCCCCCATGAACCGGGCATAGAGCCCTGTAGCTGTCACCATAGCGTCTGACCTTATCAAGCCGCTCGAGTATTTCTTCCATGACGGTCCCTTATATTCTTGTATTTAATGAATCCCAGCACGTCCTCACTAGTAGGCTTCTTAGCCACCTTGTCTAGGCCCTTGGGAAACTTACCAAACTTAAGCTTAAACGTATGCGCTGCCCAGCCCTCGTTGTATCCATGATCTAACGTGTACCCTAAGAGCTCCTGGTAGAAGCGTTGTTGATCTGCGACTGAGACCTTCTCTGCTTTCTTAAGTATCTGGTCGTCGTGGTAGATCTTAGCGTCACTGGGTAGCTCATAGCCACATGCCAGGCACTTCCTAAACTTATACAGGCTAGAGCATCGTGGGCAGGTGTGCATGATGGGCTCTTTATCGCTGGCCTCTTTCTTAACCAGCTCCTTCTCGTTGTACTTCTTAGATCCGTCGTCGAGCCTCTCAGCCCAGATATCCTCTGGATGCCCGTGTCGCCTTACGTTGCCGCAAAAGTCCAGGTAAATCGCCTTGTTTTTGCCTGGATGCAACCTCCACAGCCGGCCCGCTGTTTGACAGAATCTGATCTTGGATTGGGTCGGCGCGAGATCCAAAAGCACCTCTATGTAGCTTGCATCGTACCCCGTATTCAAGAGCTTGGCAGTTGATAGAAGCTGAATGTCCCCGGCCTCGTGGGCGTCAAACAGGACCTGCCTTTCCGCCGGCTTCATGTATCCGTCTATATGGGCGCAGCGAACACCCTCTTCGGTCATTGCCTCAACCAGGGCCTTACTGTGCTTTATAGAGCTTGAGAATGCTATGCCTCGCTTAGTTTCCCCGGCGTGTAGCTTCCAGTTTTTTATGATATCTCCCTGGAGGATAGCGTCGCTCATTAGGGCTTGTTCGACATCCTTGGGATCGTAATCACTACCACCCATCGGATTGGATATTGACCTCACCCCGCTTAGGTTGATCTGATGCCCCTGGTAATACTCAGTCTTGCATAACCAACCTCGAGCCATTAATTCTGGAGGCGTTACCGTTGTTACCAGGTCCTCGAATAGACCAGGCGCTCCTAATCCCTTGCTCATGGGCGTGGCTGATAAACCGACCCACACGACGTTATTAAAACGTAGCATGAGCTCCCGGACAGACTTAAACAGAACATGGCACTCGTCAATGATAAACAAGTCCGCTGCTAGTGCTAGGCTGTCCTTGCGGTTCATTGCGGTCTGGGTGCTGCATACCTGGATAAGCTTATTGGGATCGTATAGCTCATGATCCCCCATCATAATTGAATACTTACCAGCTAAACCGAAGTCGTCCAGGGTCTTACAGGTTTGCCCCACGAGTTGGATGCGATCGCAGAGCATCACCGCTTTCCTGTTTTTCAACATTGCACTTTCTAGCATTGAGGCTGCAATTACCGTCTTCCCTGTCGAGCAGGGTGCTTGGATAATTACTCGCTTATTCCCCTTACGGAGAGAGTCCCTCACGGCATCTATAATCTCTACCTGGTGAGGTCTAAGCTCAATCATCTTTAGCCTCTAGCTTGCCGCCACAGAATGGGCAAACGGTTTCGCTTGGCACTGCGTCTGAATGCATCTGGTGCTCGTGGCTGTTATTGCAGGTCACTATGATTAGGTCTTCTGGTACATAATTCATCACCTTCTCCTTACTGCATCTTATATGACGCTTTAGACACTTTAATGCGGCTTATATGGCGCTTTGCGACACTTTGTTGCGGCTAATTGTAAAATAGGTGCCTGCCAATTTTCCGCTGTAACATTACAGTGCTTGCCCAATAAGGCTGCACGTCGTCCCGGTGGTAGTAAGTAGCGCCATTCGTTATATCCACGAGATTAGGCCAATTTACCGCAATACTGAGAGCTAACGTGTATGCCCCTTCGTCTGCTATTACTTCAGGCTTACCGTCGCACCAATAGCTAAAATGGCACTGATTTCGGAGAGGATGCCCTGCCCAGTACCTGCCCTGCTTGACTACCTCACAGGGTGTGTCTGGGAAGTAAGGGCTCTCCACCCTATTAATGATGGTGTTAGCCACCGCTACCTGGCCGTCTAAAGGCTCAGAGCGAGCCTCGAAGTATACGGCAGCCGCGATGCAGGCAATTGCTGAGACGCTCATTTACACGCCTCCTCGTAGGCTCCTTTGTAATCAGGCCAGCCAGCCCGGTCAATTTCTGGGCGCGGATCGTTAATCCAGATTTCTACCATCTCGCAGTAGACCGCCGCCTCTTGGACCTCAACCTCGTAATCTGATTCCATTAGGAGTAAACAAAGGGTTGCTGGGATAACCATTAAACCAAAGATAAGCTTCTCTGTTTTAGTCATGGCGCACCTCCACAATCTTCGAGTCAGCGATAGCTTGCTCAGCGTACTTGTTAGCACGATGCTCTGGAGTAGCGAAAAGCTCCCAGACGTGGTCTTCGTGGCGGTGCCATGCCTCCTTGAAATACAAAGACATCAACTTGTCGGTCTTTTCGTAGTCTCCGGCAAGGCCGACAGATAGCATGCACCAAGCCCGAGTTATATAATATTGCTCAGTCATTACCACACCCCCAGCTTGTCGTTAGCAAGTTTCTCCAGGAAGACTATCAGCGCATCAAGCATAGCGTTATGCAGCGCCTCCCTGGCTTTAATAATATCTTTAAGGTTGCCGCCGAACGCGAACTTGAGAAGGACCTCTGACATCTCAGATCCGTCAGCCTGAGTGAACAAGGCGTCGTCGAGATGCTCGGCGCAATCGCTGTAGGTGTAGAACTCAACCAGAAGGTTCGCTAGGTCCTCTGTTGGTACCACGTCCCAGTCGATGTACTGGTCGTTTTCCAGCATGGGGATAAGCTCTCTACGGACAAAGGCTTCGATGTCGAGCTTGGTGTCGAACTTGGTAATGTCGATGTTGTACATAAGATTCTCCAGATTTAGAAGGCCCCGTGCCTCCCATGTGTTAAAAATAGCAAACCCCACCCCTGGAGTCAAACATTTATTGTACTTTTATTTGCCCCAATCAATATGTGTTTCCCTGCCCACTGCTTTCTCAGTAGTGTCACAATCCTGACACCACCAGCACACCCGGTACGGGACCTGGACGCCGTCGGTAGATCTTTCCTGAAAGCCGATCACCTCGCCTAGAGTTCCGCCGCAGTTACAGGGCTTTGTAGATAGATCATCCATTGAGTTGTCCTTTTGATAAATGCCAGGTATCTACAGTATACGCCCAGGGCTTCTCAGCCTTTACCGGGTAGCATCTAGCAGGGTGGGGGAGGATCGAGTGAGGCCAGTAGGACTTTGCGATTATCTTAGGGTAGCGGTCCAGGGCAGCAAACGTCATCAGCTCTACGCCGGCCTCGGTTTTGACTACACCGTCTAGCTCAGTTTTAACCCCTAGATACAGTGTTCCGTCTGGGTAGTAGTGGTTTATCATTGTATTGCCTTTGGTGAGTTAGGAGGATTTGCGAGCAAGCAAGCCCCAACCCACGGGAAGTAGGTTTCGGGACGTTGCATTGCCTTCGGAGCCGTCAGTGTGGACAGCGAGGCCGTATCAATGAGTCAGTTGATACAAGCAAGTCTGCAAGGAATGCTGCTCCATCCCCCCGCGCCGCATTCAGACTTTTCGCAAGTTGCGGTGGCCCCGCGCTAATCTTTTGGGCCTTAAAACTGCGCTCGGTGAGAGACCCCTTACGGGTGACATATCCTTCGCAGTCGCTTGGGAAAGAAGTTATGACGAACACTAGATGTAGTATATAATCAGTGCGTCGGGTTCCTGCTTTCCGCTTTCAGTCGGGATTTAGGCTTTCTCCAGGGCCACCGACACCTCGAATAATAGACTCTACCCTTGAGACTTGCAAGCCCCTAATGTCGTGAGACACAGGGCCTTTTTTTAATGCGTCTTAGCGGGTCTCTCGAGCCATTGTTCAAAGGCGTCGTTTGCGTCTTGGGATTCGTCCAGAAAGGCCTCAAAATCGCTCACATAGGCACAAAGGGTCATCACGGCATCAATGTCAGGTTGGTCCAGTAATATGGCCTCTTTGACTATCCATCTACTTAATTCGTCCTGATCTAACATTCTGAATTTAATTTGCACCATTGAGCCTGTCCTCCTGGACGTTTAGTTGTTCGTTGAGCTCCGCCAGGATCTCTTCGTAATCGGTTTTATATAGCTTGACCGGCTCAGACTTCGTGCGGATCATCTCGTCCACAAAGTCCTTGCCAAACATATCTATCATGAAAACAGTGTACGCTTGTGCAGCCGTGCCCCCAGATTTCATGCCCCACAGGTTACAGTATCGGCATTGCGTCCACACATTCCTCTGGTCTAGGGACCACTTCGAATGGGCTCGAGGGATGAAGTGACCTCCCTGGAGCTCCTTGTAATGGTCCTTCTTTCCGCAGGTCACGCATTGGGCGTAGCCGTTATCGTCCGCAGCCTTCATCCTGGTTAAGAGCTGGATCGCTGTGAGGCACTTAGCCTTTATAGCCTTCGATGACACTCTGCATCTCCTCCAGGCGCTGAGACATAGACTCAACATCCATCTGCATCTGGTTAATGATCTGAACGATTTCCATTAGGTCGTCCTGGTCGAGCTCTACAGTGATTTTCATTTAAAAGGGATTCCTCGATCTAAGCAGACGATAGTTTTCTGAGCCCGGCGATAATCGGCAGGCCGCATGCTCCCCATTCTATGCAGGAGCAGTTGAATGCTGAAGGACTTCTTGGTGACAGGCCAGAGGCGCTTCATCAAGATTATGTCGTGAGGAATTATGTAATGCTGGGAAGACGAGTCAGTTCTGCTCTCTTCGTCGCTTGTTTCGTGCGCCATGTCTCGAACCTCGTGTCCATTACCTTGATCTGGTGTCTCAGTTTAGCAGATTGGTAAACCGCCGCCTTAATGCCCTGTAGGAGCTCCAGATAGTCCTTATGAGAGTAAGCAAACCTCTCCTGCTTCTGTAGGGCCACGCCAGGGCTGTCTGCCTCTGCCTGGGCCATAAGGATAGCCTTAAGGCTCTTGCGGTACTCAAGTAAATAAATCCTGTTGGACTCCGCCTCTGCGAACTTCTCCCCCAGGGCTTCGATCTCGCTGAAGTTTTCTGCGCTCAAAGCTTATCTCCACATGTTTTTTTACGATAGGGATCCACTCGCCAGGTACTTGTTGCAAAGCTGCTAGTCTCTCCTCCTTCGTCTTCAACGCTATAATCTCCGCCGCGTACTGGCGGGGCCACCGAATTAAAGATTTCAAGGATCACATCTCCCGGTTGTATATACTGTTTATCGACGACCGTATAGCCCTCGAAGTTCATCACAATGGCGTGAGGCCGGCGAAACGCTTCTGCGCTCCAGGCAGCCTCTTCCATAGCCTCAGACAGTAAATCGAAATCACTCCTTGCTTGCTGCATCTTTAACACCCTCCCGCATAAAGGTTTGATAACTAACACCCAGGGCGTCGCAGTATTCAAAGAGGGTGCTTATCTTCACATCCTCCTTAGAGCTGAAGTAGCTCACCATCTGCTTGGGAACGCCAAGGCGCCGAGCCAGTTCTACTGACTTAACGCCTTGCTGGTCCTGGAGCTTTCGTAAGGTTTTACCAAAGTCCATAGGTCACCTACCAGGGGATATCGTCTGCAAATTCATCGGGCGTCGCCGGGGCAGCAGGAGCGGCAGGTTTTTGAGGAGCGCCACCCATAGGTTTTGACCATTTCATTGAAATGTAAGGCTGACCTCCATCTTTGGACTCGTTACTCCAGCCTTTCAGGCTAATCTTGCCATTTTTATTAAGAGCAACAGAACCTTGCTCATAAGCCTCAAGCAAAATTTTTAAAGCGCCTGGATCAATCGACGCATAGTAGCTGTCATCATACTGGCTTTTATTTACGTTAGTCAGCGTGGTAAATGCGTTGGACATTATTACTTCTCCATAGGTTTGTTATTAAGTTAGTTAGCGCGACACAGTCGTCGCATATCAAGTAATCGTTACGGATCTTGATTCTTTCCATGCAACACTCGCATGATTTATAGCGCTTCCCGCTCTCAGCCTGTCTGGGCTTCTGATTCATCTGCACCACCATTTGCTGTGCGGAATTCGGTAGACTTGATTACCTCCCGCTCCTTGGTTGTAAAAGGACCACCCTTGCTAGGAGCCTTCCAGAGGCGACGCTTAACCTCATCATCAAGAGAGAACCACTCCTCAGACGCAGTGCTTAGGTCGTCCAGGGAGATTCCTGCCTTGATAGCCAGGATAGAGTCGGAATAAGCCAGCATGGTTGTCGTGTTCTCAATGAGGAGCTCGTTAACCTCCTTTTCTGAGATCCCGGCGTTCTGCTGAGTGATAGCGTTAGCCACCTCGTCCGCAGTAGCATACTCGGTGCCGCCCAGCCCGAACGCCGCTAGACAGCGCCCGATCGCAGAAGTCTCGCAGTTCTCGACGTGTGACGTACGGTTGATGTTGGTAGACCCTCGGACCTCATGTGCGAGCCCGGTAGCCAGAAGCTTGCCGTTGTCGCTGATGGACGCCTTAACAACAACGTCATCACCTTCCCATCTGACAATCTCTGTCTCGATAGTAAGATCAGGGCTCACCTCACGGAACGCATGAACGCGCTCTGCAACAGTGTGATATTCCTTACCATGTATATTTACTGGCATAGAACCTCCGCACGTTCAGAGTTTATTTGCAGATGGATTCTGGTTTCCTCAGAATCTTTCACATAAAGCTCGTAGATCGCCTTGCAAAACTCAGCTCTTTCCGGGCTTGCAAAGGGATAAGGATTAGGAGCGAAATGCCCGTCGTTTTCAAAAAGATGCTTGGCCAGATCGGCCGGGGATATTTGTTCCATCATGATTAAGCCTCCAGTAATAAGAAGCTTAATTCTATGACCTTATGGGAAGGGAGTCAAACTTTATTGATACTTGCCTGTCCTAATAATCTCTGACAATTCATTGGCTCTAGCGCCCACCTGAAGCGCGTATTTACTGTCGAGCAGCTCCTCTGCCGCTAAGTCGTAATTACGATTCTCGAAGGCTTTGATCATCCGACGGAAATGTCTGAACCGAGTATGGCCAATATTAAAGATAAGATTAAGGCATGCGTCCTGGCGCACCGGGTCCATCATCCTAAACCATCCGTACTGATTTAGTTCCTTCTCAAATTTAGCAATGTCATTGCGAAGGAGATACATAATCTCTTCTTCGGTGAGAGGGTTGTCCTCAAGGTTCCTTCCGACCCCGATCGTGATTTTGCCGGCGCTGCACTCGTAGGGTAAAGATCTTTTCCCTTCGTGCCTGATAAGCATCTTTTCGAGCTCAGTCTTCATCTTCGTATAACTCCAAGGATATTAGGAATTGAGCCTGGGCCTGTAATAACCCAACAATGGTATGAACGTCTAGGCCTAATTCAAGAGCCTTAGTAGTTAGCTCTGTCAGCTCCAGGTCATACGCACCCATAATCCCATAGTAATCATCCAGGCCGGTAGCCTTGGGAAAGTCCACTACATTATCTGTCATGAGCCTATCCTGCACGGATCGATCAGGGTTATCCCGGTCGTTAGTAGAATTGTAGCCCTTCCTGCGGACCGCGCATACGTCATTGGGAAACTGCAATACCATTTCAAGTTCTCCGCCACTCCCCTGGTTATATCGCCCAGTTGATAGCCATCCTTGAGGTTGTTGCTAACCGCGCAGCTCGACGATGTTAAGGAAATTGCCAACAACAAGCTTGCGGTAACCATCCATCGAGTGATCTGAAACGCTGTCGCCCAGGCCGAAATCAGTCTTAACATAGTCGCGCTCCGGGTTGATTATGGTCCGCCCGTCATTATCGAAGTAAACCATTGTCTGGTTTTTGTCAGGTCTATAACATAATTTGGGTATTCTGGTAACAACATCGGACCCAGATACAAACGATATCTGCACTTGTAAGTGAGTCATGCTCTGCTTAGATCGAGCCAGGAATACATTCGGCTTGCCAAAGCATACCAGGGAAAGGTCGGTAAAGTCCTGGCAACAATGAGCCGAGAGCTCTGCCAGAGCTGCACCAAGGGAGTGACCGCAGAACACGGTTCGCTTGTTAGGATCTAAAAGTCTTCGGATGCGCCTCCAAACAGACTTGTGAGCCGTCACAAAGCCCGCATGAGCCCATCTACGGTTATATCGGTAGGGTAGGGCAGATATGTTAAAAAGCCAATCCTGGGGCTGCTGTGTGCCTCTGAAGACGACATAGTTAACCTTCTCGCCAATGATTACAAAGGCAGTCGTTGAGGTCCACCAGGACTCGATCCTGATGCAATTGGGGATATCAGAGTAAGACTGTAGCGAGTAGCTTGCGGCCCTCTCTATGCACTCTCTACTCGACGCAGGTAATTTCAATACGGTTCGGTGCTACTGCTACTGCTACCGCCTCACGATTAGCGGCCCTGGACTCGGCCGGGAGCTCGCAGTATTTATTGACGCCATCCGCCACAAACTGGACCTGGCTGCATGATGCTAGTAATACCATTGGAATAATAAGCAGGCTTTTCATAATTTCACCTAGAAGTAATTTGATATTGCTGTTGCGATTGTTGCGAATAATATCCAGAAAATCCTCTCTGAATACCTTCCCCCTATTTTAAGCGATAGCTCATGAAGCTCGGTCTCAATTCGATCGACCTTTTTATCTATATCGGATTGCCTGTTAAATACTGTGACGATCCGTTCCTCAACCCTGGCCAGTTTAATCACTGCGTCCTGGAGAGAGTCGATCTTGTCCTCGAGTCTACTGAGCCTGTCTTGCATCTAATTCACCACATTCGCTTGGTCGTATTCTCTAGGGATCTCGTAGGTGCAAGTCATGAGCTTGCCTCCCCCTGCCTTGTAAACAATTAGGTCCATAGTATGCGCTGAGTTATACCCCATGCTTGAATGCCAGCGGTCTGGTGGAGCCAAGCACCCGTGCTTGGACACGGTGATTCCTTCGAATTCCTGAACCGAGGCGTGATGGAAATGGCCCACCAAGAACTGCCTATGCGTAGTCTCACCCCAATCTCTAGGCATATCCCTGGGCATGATCTGAGCCAGTTTTGCGGCCTTTATCTTATCGCCGTGATGGATACCGAGCAGCCAGGAATTCCACCTCACATAATGCACATATTGAGACGATTTTAGCACATTCACCCTAGGCTCCTTTGCGAAGTAGGTCTCTAGGATTACCTGCACCGCAAGGCTTGTATGATCGTCATGGTTCCCTCTAGCGACTACCAGAGTCACGTTGTCGCACTTAGTAAGCATCTGCTCAACGCCATTCATTAGGACCTGGGCGCATGCTCTGAGCTGATCCTCGTATGAGCACGACATGTCTACCAAGGTTCCCTTCGTGGTGCTTGCCGGGTTGCCTCGGTCTGAGTGTGCCAGATCTCCCAGGCTCACTAGGAGCCCGTTCTTGGCTTCTGGCATCTGATCCACTAGCGTACAGATCGCCTTGTCCACTTCTCGGGTTGCCTTGCCGACATTGAAGTCTCTGTCCCCTGTCTCCTTACGGAATGCGAGGGCCCCGATATGCGCATCGCCAATGACGATACTGGGCATAAGGTCATCCTTGCGAACCTTCTTGCCCTTGGCCTTTCGCTTTACCGGTATAACGCCCTGGCAGAGCTGCTCTACGAAAGCATTAAAGGCGTCTACCTTCTCAGCCTCTGTGGCAGTCCTCTTGGTCTTTAACCAAATTTTCTCGTTGTCGTCTGTGGTGGTGTAGATGGACCTACCAATAACTATCTCACCTTCAGGAACCAGCCGCCTAGCATCGAAATTCTCACTATAGCCCGCCGCAGCCGCAGCGTTTTTAACCGTACCAATATGGTCGCGAAGCGTAGACGGAGAAATACCCAAGACACCCGCCGCTTTGGCAACAACCTCACCGCAGTCTTGCCACGCTTTAATTGCTTCGCGTTGGCGTTCTGTCTTGGCGTAGTCTACTAGACTCATTAAGCCTTACCGGACTCAATAGCTGCATTAACCGCAGTCATATCTTCGTCAGTCCAGAAGTCTTTAGCTATCATGATTTCCAGATGGTCTACGTTGCGCTTAAGACACGCAGCACGTTCTTCTTCGGTGTCGTCTTGGCACTCAGTACCCGCAAGGATAGCGTTGATTAGGTCAACACTGTGTCCCATAGCTGTGTAGTGCTGTGCTACTTCTTCTGCGCTTGGTACTTCTGCTACGATACTTTCATCAGTCATTTTGTATTACTCCGGTTTAGTAGGCCAGTTAATGTTGTTTGGAAATCCTGCTTGTTCTGGTATATCTCTAAGAGCTTGGCGGTATGTTGCCCATGCTGCTTGGTCTACTGGCGCGTCTATTACTTGCGTCCAATCAGACTCAGTTAGTTTAGCGTCTCGCTCTAAGCGAATCTCGGCAGCAATTTCTTCTTCTGTTCTAGTGTCCGCAGGCGCTGTAAAAATCCCATCAGCATAAGACCACCCAATGCCACCTTCTGTTGCTTCAACGAGATTCGGCATAAAATCTAAGGAGTCTACTACAATAGTATTTGTAACAATATTATTTTCAATAACATGAGCTTTCATAATAATTCCTTAGTATTCAATTACAACAACGCCAGACGCGCCGTTAGAGCCAGATGTTTGCCAACCGCTGCCTCCTGAGCCATACGGGCCTACGCTTGAAAAACTGCCGCCACCCCAGAAACTAGCCCCTCCATCATATCCGCTTGTGCCAGAATCCACTCCTGCGCCGCCTGTTAAATTTAAATCTCCACCAGAAGCAGCGCCTCCACTCACGCCACTACTACTAGCTCCTACAGTACCGCCGCCTCCTGTTATTGTTGTTGCCCCATAAGTTGCTGTAGAAGCACCACCATCAACAGGAATACCACCTCCAGGAATGCCACCTCCAGCTCCTATTGTTACAGATATCGTAGAGCCAGACGTTACTGATAAATATTTTATTGCCGTGCCTCCGGCTGAGCCGCCTGCGTAGGAACTGGTGCTGCCGCCGCCACCTCCTCCTGTAACATAAATCTTTATTGATGTAACTCCCGCAGGAACAGTCCAAGTAGTAGAGCTTGCTAAAGTAACTAGCGTACTAAAACCACCACCCGCAGGAGCAGCCAAGGCCAGTTTAGACCCATCATAGGTCAGGACATCGCCAGAGCTTGCGCCGGACTGTAGACCCGGAATACGCAAGCTAGTAACACTGCTACTACCAAGCGTTATCTCGTTGCTTACTGTGGGACTAGAGGCGTCTGCGGCAAAACCAATTACAGTGTTGTTAGCGCCTGTAGTTAGTGAGTTGCCGGCACTTCTACCTAAAGCTGTGTTGTTAGAGCCTGTGGTGTTGTTGTAAAGAGATTGATAACCGACAGCTGTATTTTGAGTTCCTGTGGTGTTGGAGTAAATCGCTTGCGTACCAACGGCTACGTTGTAATCGCCTGTTGTGTTAAAGCGAAGAGCGTAATAACCATAAGCTGCGTTGCTATCTCCGTCGGTGTTTAAGTATAAAGCTCTATAACCATAAGCTACGTTAAGACCGCCTGTAGTGTTTGCTTGAAGAGCTTGGTAGCCGTTAGCTACGTTACCACTGCCTGTGGTGTTTGAGTCAAGAGCGTTCGCGCCAGTAGCAACATTGTTAGAGCCTGTGGTGTTTGAAAGAAGCGCTATATAACCAGTAGCTACGTTATTAGAACCAGTAGTGTTGTT